TTAAATAACTTTTCTCATGCTCCCCTGCCCGTGGGGGCGCCCTGGGGGCAGTGCCGTTGGCATCTGATTGTTCAGCATGTTGACCTGATCCTGGTTCATGTCGCCAATCCACTTGGAGTAAACCTCGTACACCATGCGCGCATCTTCATGTCCCATCTGACTCGCTATGAATGACGGGTTCGCTCCGGCCATCAACGTCCAGCATGCGTAGGTATGCCGTGACTGATAAGGATTCCTTTCGCGGATATTGGCAAGTTTAGTGCCTCGCTTCCAGCCATAGGCAATCGAGTTCTTGGAGAAGTAACTGCCTTTTTTTGACGAATATGCTGTTGGTGAAAAAACGAAGCGAAGAGATTGCTGCTCAGTTTTTCCGATCTCCCGATGGTGAAATCGAATTTCTTGCTTCGGATTAGCGCCGGTGACTTCGTATTGTTCCTTCAGTGCATCCAGAGCAGGTTTAAGCAACGTTATCGTCCTTATTCCGGCATCTGTCTTAGGGGGTACAAATACTCGCTTATTCGTCAAACTTCTGGATACGTGGATTTCACCTTTTACCAAATCAATGTCTTCCCATGCCAGGGCGCATATCTCGCCCGGTCTCATCCCCGTATGAACGGCAACAATGATGATTAATGCCTGGCTACGGGGAAGGGCGGCTATCAGAGCCTGGTACTCATGAAGTAAAAGTGGGTCGGGATCATTTTTAGATAACTTGAGTCGCGACACTCCTTCATAAGGAGCATGCAATATAAACTGGCTTCGGTTTGCGAGCTTAAGCATTTCTGATAAAACTGCCATCTGTTTATTGACTGTTGAGGGCGCGCGGCCCTGCCTGGCCAGATTCGGCATTGCCGGGTTAATAATTGTCCCGGTCAATAACTCCTTTCGGTAATGCAAAATATCGGCATGCTCAATATCTACCAGACGGGTATTTTCTCCGATTACACGCAGTAACGTATTTACGACCGAAGTAAGCGATAGCAGGGTTGCACCAGATACCTCTAAGGCTTTGGTGTCTGTAAAAAAATCACTCAGTTCTTTAAAGGTGGTGATTTTTTTGGTTGTGATGAACTTCTTAAGCGCTTTAGATTCCGGGAAACGTTCCGCATAGTCGAACTTACCGAGCTGTATTTCACTTGTTATGAGCGCGCGAAGATTTCCAGCTTTTTTGATGTTGCTTCTATTCACCGTCCAGCCCCGAAGGACTTCGCGGCAACGTTTGCCGCGATAGGTAAATGTGATCCGTATTTTTCCATTATGCAGCTCAACGCCGGTTGGAAAGTCCATCATGCTTCCTGTACTAATTGGTTAATCTTTGGATAGTTGTACCAAAGCAGACCTTTAGAATTGTCAGTTTCCCCGAGAGCTGTCAGATGTTTGAAATGCACGCCTTCGATCCACAAATTCAACCGATAACTTTTAATTTGTCTTTCCGACAAGCCGGTCTTTTCTGTTAGTCGCGCTTCAACCATCCACTCTTCGCTGAAAATGAGTTGCGACATACATAACTCCGATGCCGCCAGCCACAACAGTACATGCTGCAACTGGCGAATATTGATAATCAAAAATCAGTAGTTGGTTTTGCCTTTCGTTTTTGGCACTGTTTTTTCTTGGGTTTCATGCTCGGCTGTATAGCGCACTGACGAACTGGTAGCCGCGTGAAAACATGTTCACTTATGCGCCTGCGTTCTCCCATTCGCCATAAATGCCAGGACGTCCAGTCACATCCATCATCACAGATGTGCAGAGAACGGATCAGGGCTTTATCGCCGGTTAAATTCTCTGTCACTGTTCCGCCTCCGCACTTATAACCCCTGCGGCCAACGCTGCGGCCATGTGCGGCAATTCGTCAAAATCGCCGCGGTATGCCGGGTTTGCACACATCCCTTGCAGCGCTGCGAGCGTCAGTTGCTGGCGATAGGTGAGGGTGGTAAACGGTTCGCCATTTGTGAAATTGCTACCCGGTGCGGAAACAGTCAGTTCTGGTTCTTTCTTCGGTTTGGCGGTGACAGCTGGTGGATCCATCACTATGGGTTTTGGTGGCTCTGGTCGGCGATATTCTACTATCGCATCGAGGGCGATCTTCTGACGCGAGGCAGCATCATCAGACCAGCTATCAAGAATTGTCGTTGCGACATCGTGAACTTCTTCGTCGCTGAAATTGGGCGACAGACAAAATTCAGTGGTGGCAATATCGATGATCAGCAGAGGAAGAATGTCAGCGATAATATGACCGGTACATGCCACAACGCCTTCCGCTTCTTCCTTGCCCATAATGTCAGTACGTCCCGAAAGCAGGTCGTTCAGCGCGTGGGCTATCTCAATTTCATGATCATCCAGAAGTGGGCGATCGTCTTCCTGTTCGGTAACTTCCGTTTTTTCACTCTCATTTGAGGCGCTATTGGCAAATGCTGCATCCAGCTCCCTGTCGAGTTCTGCAGCGTGAGCCGGGCAGACTGCTGGTGGTAAATTTTCGTCCTGTAACGTCTGTTCGGTTTTACTATCAGATTTTGCTCCATCATTTTTTTGTGGCAGCGGGGCAGACGTACGGCCGCAGGCAATATCAATGACCAGTTGTGGTGGATTAACGCAGTCAAAACCCGCAATGCAGCTATCGATGTATTGGCGAAGTTCGCCAGGGTAAATATGAAGTTTTTCATCAGCGGTTTTGATGATGGCCACGATGGCCGCCGGGTGATAATCATGAATACCCGGTGTACGTGAAAATGGCGCACACCAGTCATCAATCTCTACATCTTTACTGCACAGCATGGTATTGATCCGCATTTCAATGCCAACAGGAGGGGTGCACACGTCGAAATCCATGGATCGGGATAATTTTCCCATGGCTGTGCGATAGCGCAGTCTGGTAGCAAGTTCGTTCATGGTCGGCTTGTCACTGCTCGTGGTGCCAGTCTGAACACACTTTACTGGCTCGCGTTTATCGGGCGGGGTATCAGCCCATTGGGTAAACAGGTTTTTATAGTCTGGCCATTTAGCATTGTCGCGCGCCTTCTGACGCACCCAGGCCAGGCATTCGGTCTGTTTTTCAGGAAGCATGGCAAGAATGCGGGGTTCTTTGGCAAGACCCTCTGCCTGTTCGCGTAAAGGGCTAAATTCATCATCATTCAGCATGTCGATTAACTGGCCATACTGAGAAGGTGTGATTTCCTCAATGGCACCAAACACCGCAAGGCAGTATGCGCGGGCCAGCACATCCAGCTCTTTCACCGGTTTCATTTTTTCTTCTGTCGCGTCAGCATTAAGTTGTTCATTTCCGCCAGCAAGCTCTGGCTCAACTATGATGCGCTCTGGTTCGCCTTTCTCAGCATTCCAGACAATTTCACCAGTGAAAAGGTCGGTATAGAACTGCCCTTCAACAGTGCAGAACATTCCTTCCTCTACTTCCCATACCTTGGGAGCAAAATAATCATCAGCATAATCTGGCGCGAACTGTATAAAATCCGCATGCAGTAATGTTTTTGCTATTGTTTTATTCTTGGCTTGTTTAAAAGCAACATAAACCGGAAGCGTACTATCTTTTTCAAGTGCGCTTTTTTTCGGTTCGAATCTCCCGCCAAAGTTTTTTAATCCAATTGTCATAATAACCTCAATAATATTTATGTGAATGGCGTGCATTGCTTCTGCTTAAATTACAGCGCCGTGGTTCATGAATTTGTTTGTAGGAGATAGCATGCTCAAGGCTACAGAAATAAGCCGTGACTACTCTCTTATTCATTCTTTTTGTTGATTTATACATGGAGTCAACAGAACTCCATTTTTTGCAATACGGACAGCACTCAAGTGTCACTTACCCTCCTTGCATGGCTGACTATGACAGGGCCATCATTGATGGATGTAGTAAGACCTGCCATTTAAGGCATAAATAAAAACTCTCTTAATTGCTTGAGGTTATCGAAGGGGGTAAATAAAAGGTCAGCGTAGAAACTCGCTAATATTAACCCTCTGATCGTTAACTATTTTGGTCATTACTTTAATGAAGCACATATCCAGTACCGCTTCATTTTTGTATTTCTGAACTCCAGTTATATCAGCCACAGCCTTTTTATATTCAGCTTCAGCTGTACGTTGGGCAATATCTTCGCTGGTAAATTTAACCATTGGCACGCACCATCCTGAGTAAAGATTCTGTGTGATCGAGAGCTTCCTTCTGTTGTTCGTACAGTGCCTCGAGTTCAGCTGTAAGGCGGTCGCGAAAAGCAGGAACGCTTAACTGGTAAATAAAATTATTAACTGAGCTTTCCACATCAGGATCCCCGTCCGGTATAACTGGCTGTGAATTTTTCATAAACCCTCCGGTAAAAAAGGTGCCCATCGTGGAAGATGGGCAAAGACCACGCGGCACATACAGCAATTAATCACATCTGCAAGCGCACTCCGCCTGTTTCACACCTGTCACCCATAACTGGTAAGTGAAGGAGTGCGCTTGCATGTTGTTCCCTGAAAAAGCTGGCGGTGACCGGATACAAACGGGAAAACACCGGGCCGCCAGAACAGGGTTCTACTTCTTATTGCTTTGGCCTGCTTTTAACCACATCAGGCGCGGTGGATCCTGCTATTCCCCAACAACAAGGATTCAGTTAATCTGGATATCCCCAACAATAAGCAGAGTATTCAAAGTGATTGCGGAACTATCGGCGGCTATGTCCGCTATAAAGGAGACTGCAGGTCTCGCTAAAGTTATCAATGACGCGAAAACGGATGCTGAAGTAAAAGCTGCAACTATTGAACTGCAGAGCAAATTAATTACGCTTCAGGCGGAGTGCTTCGCTCTTGGCGATGTGATCCGCCTTCGTGATGAAGATGCAGTACTTCTCAAAGCAAAAATTGCAGAGTTTGAAGATTTTAAAAGCCAAACTGAAGGTTATGCCCTTAAAAAGCTTGATTCTGGTTCGCTTGTTTACTCCAAGCAGCAGCTCGTGGGTGAAGCGGAAATAACAGTGCATCTTTGCCCACATTGTTTTATTAAAAAGCAAGTATCTATGCTTCAGCCTCAGGTTGTGGGGTTGTATGATGTCTTTCAAAAAAGTCATTGTCCCTCCTGTAAAAACGTTTTTGATACAGATAGATCGCCACCAATTAATTGGTGATGTTAGGGATATCCAGATTGTTAAAGAGCTAAGCGTCCAGTAGGGCGCTTTTTTTGTTTCTGGCCCTGTATCGCCAGGGTAAGCGGAACATTTTGATTCTGAGTAATCACTGCGTGTGGTTACTTGATGGGATTTAGATTAGATATGTCTAACGGAATAGGCAAGATATTTTGTTAGGTAAAACTAACAAAATGAGCGAATTTAAATTAACTTACTGATAAATAGTAAATTATTTTTTGGTTTGGCGTTGTCTGGCTTGGAGAAGCTCTTCGAACAATTTATTAAAGTTCTGCACTCTCGCTCGCATTTCCTGAAGCTGGGCTTCTTGCTCTGATTCAGGCAAAGAATCAAAGAGATCTATCAACTCTCGATGCTTGTCAGTCAACTGAGTGGTGGATGGTAATTCATTGGCAGGGACAGGATTTTGCTGTTCATCTCCAAACAACAGCCAAGTCGGTGTACATGATAGGGCTTTTGCGAGCGAAAACAGACGAGTGCCGACAGGTTGCGTTTCATCACGCTCCCATTGCGAAATGGTCACGTGCGCAACACCAGCAAGTTTGGCTGCCTCACGCTGAGTCAGCTTGAGCTCTTTACGTCTGGCAAGAGCTCTTTGTCCAAGGCTGTTTAAATTTTTCATAGTTAGACAATTCTAAATTTTATTGACTTAGATATCCCGCGCAAGCTAGTGTTAGATATACCTAACAAAATGGAGGTCACATGCTCACATGTGAAGCACTTGCTTTTTTTGACACCAAAACAAAACTCGCGAAAGCCGCCGGTGTTGAACTTCAGTCTCTTTACAAATGGGGAACTCTTGTTCCCGAAGGTCGGGCCCGCCGCCTGGAGGAAGCCTCGGGTGGCGTACTCATCTACGACAAAGACGTTTATGACCGTTACCGCCAGGCCAAACGCCTTGGAAAACAGAATACCTGCACAACCAAGAAGGAATCTGATTGATGAAAATCAACGAGATTAAATTGCTGGCTATCGAGCTGGAAGAGTGGGCGATGAAGGATGGCAGGAAAGGGGGCTGGAAAAAGATAGTCCCGCTGATTACAGCGCATCACTACGGTGATTTGCTGGACAGCCTAGCGGATATCGTTGACCCGTCAGAGTATGCGCGATGCCTGCATAACAACACGCAGATCATCCAACGGGCATTTCGAAATGACACGCCGAATTATCGTGGTCAGGCAGCTGCGCTGGCGCCAGCAATCAGAGCTGCGATGGATGCAGAACTGGCTGGTCAGCATGACTTACATAACCTGGTGGCCATTGCGAACCGCGAGTGCATCGAGGCGACCAGCGCGGTGCTGACTGGTAAGCCAATGCAGATAATCCGCAAAGAAACGGCAGAGGCAATTCAGGCGCTGGCAGATCTCATTCCCGGCGTCAGCATCCAGTTTAACCAAATTGGTCCCCGCGCGGTGTAACAGGAGGCTCCCATGCTTGCCCAGGAATTAGTAGACCGCATGAAAAATGCGATGAAGCACAAAGTACTGGCGGAAACAGTCGATCGCAGAGCTGAACTGATTCCGGGGATGAAATACCGCAACGAACGCGGACGCATGGTGACGGTAATGAGAGTTTCTCATCTTCGGGTTATGTACCGATATGAAGGTTATCAGGACATCTGCGAGACAGGCCGGAGAGAGTTTGAACTCAAGTTCAGGAAGGTGCAGTCATGACAGAGCGCACAGCAGGTACGGAGTTTTGTGTGAGTAGAATTTTTGAGATTGTCCAGTCGATGTCCGGTCAGGGGAACAGCATCACGATCCCTTGTCCCTACCTGGATTTTTTCGCGGGTGACCGCCAGCAGCATTTACTCGCGGCGATCCTGAATCAACTGGTGTTCTGGTCAGGTAAATCCCACCTCGAAAATGGCTGGTTTTACAAAGAGCATGCGGTAATTGCTGCGGAAGTTCGAGCCTCCAGCGAGGACGTGATTCGCAAGGCAATGAGCAAAATAATCAGCCAGTATTTGCCCGGTGTTATTGAAGAGAAGAAACGCAAGGTAAACGGTACGCCGAAGATGCATTATCGCATCAACGAAGAGGCATTAATTGCCCTTATATTCCCGCCAGCTCTGGAATCGGCTTTTAAGCCGAATGGAAACGGCTCTCAAGCCGAACCCAAACGGCTCTTAAGCCGAATGGAAACGGCTCATAAGCCGAATCCTGGAAACGGCTCTCAAGCCGAATCTATTCTCTATACAGATCTTAAAACAGATAAATACATACAGATCTCTTCTTGTCCGGGAACTGCGTCCCCGGAAGCCGATTTATCCACAGGCGAAGAAAAAAAATCATCCTCTGAACTGCAAAGGGGCAAATGGGGCACACCAGAAGATCACCAGTGCGCTGAGTGGATTTTTTCCCGCATCAAAAAACTCTACGAGAAGGCCGCCGAGACAGACGGCGAACTGTCACGCCCAAAAGACCCTAACTGGAATGTCTGGGCAAACGAAATACGCCTGATGCGCTGCATAGACGGGCGCACACATCGCCAGATTTGCGATTTATTCAAACGCGTACAACGCGATCCGTTCTGGTGTCGCAACATCCTGAGCCCTTCAAAGCTACGGGAAAAGTGGGATGAATTAATTATCCGCCTTGGTGGTAGCACACAACAACGGGATGTTAACGCCATTTCAGCCCCGGATAACACCATCCCTGAAGGTTTCAGGGGCTAAAAAATTAACTTGGAGAATTTTATGGAAACCATTTTAGACGTACTGAAAGCGATGGAAAAAGCGACTGCCCGTGAAATTGCGGCGCGCATGAAAATTGAGCCTGCGGCGGTGATCGGGATGCTGCGTGAGCATGAAGAACGTAACGAAGTTGCACAGACTAACGGGTATTGGAAAGTTGCTACTGGGAAAGTTAAATCACAGCCAAAAGCGATCAGTTCAGTCAGCAAAGCGCCAGCAACTGTATCAGTCAGCGACGTCATCGCATTACTGGCGGAACATGGGCCACAGACATCTCTGGAGCTGGCAACACTGGCAGGTATTGAGTCAAAACGTGTGGCGCCAATGCTGACTCACCACATGACAAAAGGGCGGATCATCCGCGAAAAAGTTGGCAGCAAGTTTGTTTATTCGGTGTCGGCCACTGCGTCAGTGAAAAACAAAAGCTCTGCACCACGGGAACCGGAGACATCAACTCCACCAGTACCGGAAAAATCTGTCACTGAAATTGTCGAGGAAATTCCCGCTTTCGTCAGCCGTCCTGATGATCTGCTGATCCCAACGGTACGCGGTATCTCAAGTGAAATTCGCCGCACGAAAGCGAAGCTGGCCAACCTGGAAAAACTTCGTGAAGCCGTTCGCAGCATTCGCAAACATGGCGCGCTGATGCAGGAGCTGGCGCAATGAAACAGTCTGAATTACCACGCTGCCCGACCTGTGGAAACGCGCCGGAATACGCATTTAAAAAAGACCAGTTCGGCTGGCACCGCGGCGGACTGAAATGCCCTTACAACTGCCACCGCGTACAGCAGGATTGTCCAGCTGGTAGCCGGGAGCGTGCCGAAGAACGTCTGGCGCCGCAATGGATTGAACTTGTCGAAAAAATTAACCAGGGGAAAAAATCATGAAACCAACCTACGAAGAACTGGCTTCACGGCTCGCTAACGCCGAGAGCAAGTGCAGGGAGATACAGCGCGATAAAGATTCCCTTGAAGCAGTTGCGATTGCTATGCGTGACGACATGCGGGATGCGCGTGAAAAGCTGGAAGCCGCAGAGAAGCGCATAGCAGAACTGAAAACCCAAAAAGCGGACCTGATGGAGCATGTGCTTAATGGATACGAGGCTACGACACTGACGATGACGCTACGTAAAAATGGTGTCTACTTACCTGATTATTTACGCTTCTGTGGCATTTATGGTGTGGCCCATGACGCGATAATTGACAAACTGGACCATCAGTCCTTCGTGCTGGCGCGTGTGAACAATAAGGACCTTAAACAAGATATCGAGGCAGCCCAATGACAGCACTCAACAAACAGGCGCTGCGCATGCGCAACTATCTCGATACGGCGCTTGAATCCGGGGTTAAGCTTTTGCACCTTTCGACTGATGAGCTTGAAGGCCTGCTGGGTGAACTGGAGAAAGAGAAAGGCTACGTCAGCGCATACGAAGGTGAAAAGTGGCATTACCACCAGTTAGCAGAATCTGAGGGCGAGCGTGCAAACCGCGCAGAGGTCAAGCTGGCAGCAGCAGAGAAGCGTATAGCAGAACTGGAGGCAAAGTTAGCTAATCCCGTTTTGCTGCCAAAAACAAACGGCTACTGGAATGAGCAAGAAAAAGCATATGAAGAGGCTATGACGCTCGCCAAGCGGCAGATTCGCCTGGCAGGATTCCGGTGTGAGGGGGATGAATGATGGCTAAATCAATGATGGGTTATATGGTCAGGGCGTGGAATAACGAACTCAAAGGCCGTGAGTGGAATATGGGAAACAAGAAGCGCCGGAAGGCATTTGCGCGTGAACTGGCGGCAGCGAGTCTTGAGATGGATAACGATGTGGCTGATGCGGTAGAGGCTGAGTTCCGCGTGCAGGAAGAAGTTTCTGATTGGGGGCGATAATACATGACAACTAACAACCACCCGGCGCACGGTCCTGTATCACTAGAGCGCCTGCACCAGATGCGCGAAATACTCAGCAAAGCGGCAGCTCAAAGTGATGGTGGCAATCTTGGCTACGCAATGGCTGATGCAGTGAAAGTGTTTAGTGGGGTTCTGGAGTCGATGGCCCGTGAGCAAGTACGCCGTGAACATGCAGCATGGTCACAGGCTACTTTCGGCGATGTCGGTCCAGTTGGCCCTCTGAAGCACCTTTCCAAAGAAGCGCTCGAGGCTGCTGCAGACCCATCTGATCCGTTTGAGTGGGCTGACATGCAGTTTTTGTTGTGGGATGCCCAAAGGCGCATGGGGATTTCTGACGAGTTCATTACGAGGGCCATGATTGAGAAGTTGGCGATTAACAAATCCAGACAGTGGCCTGAACCTAAAGACGGTGAGCCACGACTACACATCAAAGTGCAGCTAGTTTCGGTAGAATACGAAGATTAGAATTGAAGTAGCGATATCGAGAAAAAAATTAACCAAAATGGTTTACAAAATTATGTTGTGTGGTAAATTCATCATCATAACATTTGGTATTTAACAGGTTAGGGTATTACCAAACCTGTACACATAAGCAAACTGAGGATTGGACTATGGCACTCACTGAATTCGGTAAGGCCGTCAGAAAAGCGAGGATAGATACTGGGTACACCTTACTCACTATGGCTAAGGCTTTGGGAACAACCTCTGCATTTTTAAGTGGTTTAGAGACTGGCTCAAAAAAAATTCCTGCTAAGTGGGTATCGGCAATCAATGAGCTTTTCGCTGAGCAAGGTTATTATATTGAGGACTTAGATGTATTGGCTAACATTTCAAACGAGTCTGTACCAATTGAAGGCCTCTCAAAGCAACAACAAATGCTAGTGGCAGGATTTGCCAAATCGGAGTTTACTCATGAAGAATTAAAAAAATTCGCTGAGTTGCTCGCAGAAATTAATAAGAAATAATTATGTAGGTAATCTTTATGCATCAAATGCGTGGTACACGTGTTCGTCCTTTAGGCGAACTTGATATTAAATTAAGAGCAGTAAATGCCTGTTTTGCATTAGGTTTTACAAGCAAATATAAATATAAACGTAGACCACGCAGATTTGATATTGCGCTGGAACAGCTTTCTGAATGGAATATTGTTCTCGATCCAATGGATGATGATGAATGGTTCCAGGAGACGCTGGGATTGACTATCGGACACTGTGAGCCAGAAAATTTAACCATCAGGGTACCAAACCACATTTATGAAATGGCATGTGCAGGAGAACAGTCGGCTTTGTTCGTTATTTTTCACGAGTTAGGTCATTTGCTTCTTCAGCATAAGCCTGTTTTACACTTTGCTAATAAACAACCAGAGATAAATGAAGACTCTGAATGGCAGGCGGATTTGTTTGCAGAAACAATGCTGGATAAGCTTGGTTATCAAACAAGACAACTTTGCTTTGAGTTTTATTGAAAAAGCCCTGCGCTAACAGGGCTTCCGGGGGCGGAGTGTGCGCTAACACATTCCACAGAGTATGGAGGCAATCCAGCCACGACACTCTTCTTAGACAGCTGAAGTTTAGTGGTTCTCCTAACAAAGCGCAACCTGTGTGGATTTACAGGTATGCAGGGAAACTCAGGCTATGGCAATGGGAACCTGTAGTAAATGCGGGAAGACGTGCGAAATTATTTTTCGCTACTCCGTTTGTGTCAATGGAGTAATGCGTTATGCGAGAAAGGGGCATCCTTTCCCGATTCCTGTATGTGATTGCTCTGAACAGAGCGCTGCGTAATATTTAAGAAAACCCGCTTCGGCGGGTTTTTTCTTGCTCATTCCGCTTCAACCTTCTTAATTAATAAGTTCCGAATATTCGGAAAAACTTAGTGTATACAACGGTATGGCTTTGGCGAAAAGTGCTATTAACCACTTGAATATGAGGTTCAATAGGTATACTGTATAAATGTACAGTATATTGGTGTAGAGGGAATTATGAAGATAGAACTTACCATCAACAAATCAAAAGACCTTCCGAGCGGCGCCATACCCGCACTCGAAAAAGAGTTGCTTAAACGGCTTCAGAATCAATATGAAAATTGTTCTCTGGTTATCCGCAGAGCTAGCGGCGATAGCCTGACTGTTTTCGGTGGTGATAAGGGCGATAAAACGAAGGTGGAGGAAATCCTGCAGGAAACATGGGAAAGCGCCGACGACTGGTTTTTCAACTGATCGCCCCTTATTGGCGGTCTATGCCACCATTTATTACACCTGATTGCTAACTTTTTCGTTGTGCGCCGCGCTACTGCTAAGAAGCAATTTCCGTTGGCTTAACGGTGTGGATATCACCGCAAGGGGCATCTCATGCAAATTCCGGATGATTTAATTCCCGGACTGCCGGAGCATACTGGCCCGGTTCTGATTTATATCGTAAAGGGCAGGGCAGAAAGGGGATTCGCGCTGCGCAAAGATGAATTTGTTACGTCGTTGCGGGCGCTGGATGAAGCAAGAAAGAAAGCTGGTCTTCCTGTTTCAGATGCCTGATAAGTTGGGTTATACTCAAACACGGGTCTGAACAGCCCACTGAGTAACACTGCGCCAACCGGAAAATAGCGATGGCGTATAAAGCTGAAATATCCCAATCACACCGTTTCTTCGTGAGCGGTGTCTTTGTTCGTGCTGGTGGCGCAGCATGAGCAGATCAAAAAATAAATCTGAAAAACTCCACCTTTCCCGAGTAGCCGGGCTGGGCTGTATTGTCTGCAAAAACCTGAAGCAGGGTGAAACTCCAGCAGAAATACATCACATCCGAACTGGTCAGGGAGTTGGCCAGCGCGCTGACAATTTCGAAGTTATTCCTCTTTGCCCAATCCATCACCGCCAGGGCGGATACGGCATAGCCATTCATGCTGGCCGCCAATCCTGGGAAAACAATTTCGGTACTGAAACAGAGTTGCTGGTGCAGGTTCTCTACGAACTGGGGGAATCAGCGTGAGTATTACTTATGGTTCAGTATGTAGTGGAATTGAGGCAGCAAGTATAGCGTGGGAGGTTTTGGGCTGGCGACCGTCATGGTTCTCTCAGTTCGATCCTGAACACAATTATAAAAACGGTCCAGATTTCCCATCTGCTGTTCTGGCGTATCGCTGGCCGCACGTAACAAACCTCGGTGATATGACAAAAATCGCCGCAGCAATACGGCGCGGAGAAATCCAGGCACCAGATGTTCTGGTAGGTGGCACACCGTGCCAGGCATTCAGCATCGCTGGTCTGCGTATTGGTCTGACTGATTCCCGCGGTCAATTAACTCTCGCCTTTGTTGAACTGGTAAACGCAATAGATGAAAAACGAAGAGAACAGGGAAAACCTCCCGTCATTGTCGTCTGGGAAAACGTACCCGGAGTATTCAGCAGCAGAGATAACGCTTTCGGATGTTTTCTTGCAGGGCTTGCCGGTGAAAGCTGTGAACTGGAATCACCAGGGAAAAAATGGACAAACGCTGGTTATGTGCTGGGACCAGAAAGGGCTATCTGCTGGCGAGTGCTCGACGCTCAATTTTTCGGAGTGGCCCAACGACGCCGCCGTGTGTTTGTTATCGCAAGCGCTCGAGGGGATATCGATCCCGCAAAAATACTTTTTGAGTCCGAAGGCATGCGCCGGGATACTCCGCCGCGCCGAAAAGCGGGGAAGGGCATTACCGCAAATACTGGGCGTCGCATTGCTAACGGTAGCCACTGGGATGGGGAATATAATCCACATCCAACCCTCAACCAGTCACACAACATCGGAGGCATAGGTCAAAGCAACCAGGAATTATTCAGCCAGCGCGGAGGTGGAATCGTTGGTGTCTTTCGCATGCGGGCATTTGGTGATTATGTTAATGATGAAACCGCATCCACTGTTAAAGCGCGCGACCATAAAGATGCAACCGATCTCACTGTGACTTATTCAGACGTCAGTAGAACGTTGCTTGCCAAATCAAATGACAGCATGGCTGAAGATTTGGATACCTATGCCATTCACGGCACACAAGACCCAGACACAAACATTAATTTTGCTCATACGCTGGGACGAAATCACGGGCAGGAAAATGCAGTTGCTTATGCCTTCAAGGCTGGTCAAGGCGCAAAAGCGGGTGGCATTGGCTGGGCAGAAGAACAATCCCCAACTCTGACCGCCGCCAGTAGCGGATCGAATTTATCCCCTTCAGTAATGAAAGACATGGCCGTTCGTCGCCTGACACCAGTTGAGTGCGAGCGTCTGCAAGGCTTCCCCGATAACCACACTTTAATCCCCCGTGATAAGCGTAAGCAGATCACTGCTGATGAATATGCTTACGTGCGCCATCACAACCCAAAAATAACTGCAGAAGAAGCCTACCGACTGGCGAAAGATGGTCCGCGCTACAAAGCGATCGGCAACAGTATGGCTGTACCGGTTATGCGCTGGATCGGTAAAAGAATCAAGGAGGCTCTTGATGCCTGAATATCCAATTACACCCGTCGGTAAGCCCAGAATGACGCGCGCTGACAAATGGAAAAAGCGCCCCGAGGTTCTGCGTTACCGGGCTTTCTGTGATGAAGTTCGTCTGCAGGGTGTTGAGCTGCCGGAAAGCGGTTCGCATGTCACCTTCATTCTTCCGATGCCAGCGAGCTGGAGCAAAAAGAAACGGGCCGAACTCAACGGTAAACCACACAAGGCTAAACCTGATTTCGACAACATGATGAAAGCCCTGATGGATGCTATTTACGAAGATGACGCTCACATATGGGATGCACGGGTATCAAAATTATGGGGAGAAACCGGGAGAATAATTATTGAGGAGCTAAAAGCATGACGCCACGCCAACGCAGACTAAAACAGTCAGCATTTGAAAAAGCAGCAGCTGCGCCGCGTAAAAGCTGGCTGGGTAAATGTATTCTCCTTACGGGGATTCAGTCCGGATGGATTAAATCCTTGCTCACTACCTGGGGGGAAGGGGTGGGAGGAAAAACAGCACCACGTATGCCGCGAGGACACGCGTGCTGGAATGTGCTTAAGGGACGGAACTGGTCAGATAAGGCGTTAGAACGCTTCACCGCAGCGTTGAACCAGGCTCGTGAAGAGGGATTCCGTGGACAGCAGGCGATGAACAGGGCACATAGCATTCTCTGGCCACAGTCAACAGCCAGTGTGATTGATGAAGCTTTGCATAATGATGATGTCGATTTTGTTGAACAATGCGTACTGCAGGCACTGGATATAAACGATCCGGTTTATGTCGTTGGTCTTCAGTATTACACCACCCGAAAAAAAATCTCAGACATAACCCGCGAACTGCAGGCGATTGCGCCATGGTTAACCGACGGGGAGGCGAGAAAACGCGTGCGATGGTGCCTGGAAATATTCAGAGCAAAAACATTCCTTGCGGTTCGTAACCAGATGAGAGCCGGATTAGAGGATGGTTGGTCATACCAAAAGAGGAACTGACCGGGAGGCTGATGAGTCTGTAATTCGAAACCAAAAACCCGGTTAGTAGCCGGGATAAAAGGTTATTAGTGACGATTCTGTCTAAACCGCTCATAAATCTTAATACAGATAATAGCCACAGAGTAGAAGGGCCACAGAAAGGAGGTTATCAACGTATCAGCCAGGTCAAACTCGAGGCCGTGTACTCGATCCCCACGAACTAACAAAGCAAACATTGCGATGAAACCCGCGATATATATGGCCAAGTAGTGATAAAGGCTCATGATAATTCCATTTATTAGGTTTTGCCCTGAGTCTACGTGCGATAACCACACAATTAAAATTGGTATTACAGATCAATTTTCATTTATCGATCGTTCAAAACGATCGTTTTGCAACAAGTAGCTCATTGATTGAACGATATTTGTACAAAATGGCAGCGGGAATTAGCTATAAGTGCTTTATGACGTAAAAACGTTTGAAAACGGGCCAACAAAGTGAATAATTAATTCATGCTTGGCAGAGCTGCGCCACGATGGCAGCGACGAAAAGCGAACAATTTGAATATAACGAGAACCCCGCCAGCGCGGGGTTTTTGCTTTCCGGCGATACGACAGGGGTATTCGCGAGGTGTATTACACCAGTACCCCTGTCATATCGCCGAGCTGAAATCGTTAACTTGAAAACAAGTTCTCACAATGCTCAATGCTTTGTCGTTTCTAGCTCAGAGGAAAAATGAGAGGGGGCAACTGCTAAACGTAGACATCAATATTTTTAGTATTATTCCCTGCAACGTTCGAACTTGATTTGTCACTTACCGTAGGTAATGCTTCCGATACCATTTGGTTTTTTTCTGCTTCTTGTTTTTGTAATTGAGCAATTTTTGCGTATATAGACTCGATTTGCCTTTGAATCATCTCCATCTGCTGTTTAAGCAGTTTTGCCTCATCTTCGGAGGTTACTTCATTTATTTTTGAACCCATGGCGCTGAGTTCTTTTGTCAACTCTCCAATTTGTTTTTTCAGGTTTTGAATTTGTTGTGAAACAGAGTTGCCAGTACTTGAAGATGTTTGTTTTACTGTGCTTTGCAGTATGTCCTGACCCAAAGTGCTAACGGTCATGCTCATGGTGGTTCCTCCGGCCTTACATTTATTACCCATTATCGTCATCTTTCGAAATTACTTTATTAGCAAAGGTTAAGTTGTGGTTTCCTGCACCACAGCATTATTTGTGCCGCTCTATACTATCTGCTGAGTATCGCGGAGGAGCTTATGAAAGAGGGCTATTACTGGATTCAGCATGTTGGCATTGTACAGGTGGCGTACTACACGAATGACACTGTTGATGATCTGGAGACGGGTAAAACAATCACAGGTGTCTGGCATCTGACCAGAGGCGATGACATTTGCCATAACGGTGAAGCAGAGGTGTTAGAAGGTCCTCTCTCTCCACCATTGTAAACAACTGTACTTACTTCGAGGCTGCCGCATGGCGGCCTTTTTCATTTCAGGCTCACGGGAATCATCCGCTACGTGCTTTGTTGATAAATCCAGCCCGTGAAGCCTGACCCTTTAATCACACACAGCGCCATCCGAAGAATCGGAGGTGAGGCTATGACCAGAATGAGCGCCATTTACAGCAGACTTTCATATGGAACAGGAACCACGCTGACCGGTTGCGGTGTATCAGCGAAGGCATATGCCGAAACAGCTAAAACAGCAAAAGAGGTGTCCTGGATGTTGGCCGACAGAATTGCAGGGTTAAGCCTGAGTGACTGGGCAATTATTGTCGGTATTGCATGCACCGTTATCACCTGTGCTGTGAACTGGTATTACAGGAAAAAGGAAAGGGAGGACCGGCTTAATGGCAATGTCACCAAAGCTGAAGAATAAACTGAGCGCAGCGGTCGTTGGTCTGATTCTTGCGGGAGCCTCCGCGCCAGTTATTCTCGATCAGTTTCTGGATGAGAAAGAGGGTAATAGTCTGACGGCGTATCGCGACGGCGGAGGGCTCTGGACGATTTGCCGTGGCGCCACGATGGTTGATGGTAAGCCAGTAGTTCAGGACATGAGGCTTTCTGCTGAGAAATGTGCCCAGGTAAACGCCATAGAACGCGACAAGGCGCTGGCATGGGTTGAACGAAATATAAAAGTTCCGTTGAGTGAGCAGCAGAAGGCAGGTATCGCTTCTTTCTGTCCTTACAACATTGGTCCAGGCAAATGCTTCCCGTCAACGTTCTACCAGCGTATCAACGCCGGAGATACAAAAGGGGCATGTGAGGCGATCCGCTGGTGGATTAAAGACGGTGGCCGCGATTGTCGTCTGACCAAAGGCCAGAAGAATGGTTGCTATGGACAGGTTGAACGACGAGACCAGGAAAGTGCACTGGCGTGCTGGGGGATAGACCAGTGAGCCTGCGCTATCAGTTTATTGCCATTTCTCTGCTGGTGGCCATCGCATTCATCGCGGGTAGTGTATGGAGCGGCCGCGGCTGGGAAAAAAAGTGGGCGGAACGTGACAGCGCGGAATCATCGCGAACAGCGAACGCGCAGACCGCCGCCCGCATGATTGAGCAAGGGCGCATAATTGCCCGTGATGAGGCTGTAAAAGATGCACAAGCACAAGCCGCTAAATCTGCTGCCACTGCTGCTGGCCTGTCTGCCACTGTTAACCAGCTGCGTACCGAAGCAACAAAGCTTGCCACCCGCCTGGACGCCGCAAAGCACACCGCAGATCTTGCCACTGCCGTCAGAAGCAAAACAGCCGGAGCCGACGCCGCAGTGCTCGCCGACATGCTCGGACGCCTTGCAGAAGAAGCTCGATATTATGCTGAGCGATCTGACGAAAGCTACCGGGCAGGAATGACGTGTGAGCGCATTTACGACTCAGTGAGGCAGTCAAACAACAACAGGGTTAGAAGATGAACGCAGAAAACCTAAGTGAAGCGTATTACCTCAATAACGATATAAAAGAACTACAACTTCAGAAAAGCATACTGGAAAGTGGTGCCGGACTTGGTGTGACAATCCAGTCTACCTATCAGGATAACGCCTTTCTTGATGCCATACGCCCGCATGCAGTGGCTGAACTTGATCGCCGTATTGTGGAGAAGAAAAAAAACCTCTCCACTCTGGGTGTTACATTCTCTTAAATGAGAACAACAATAAAAGGTTATGTCTGCTTTGCCACATTCTGAGAGTATGAGTTTTATTTGGTAGTCAATCAGTTACTTTATTGGTTTGCTTTCCGATGGAAGATAGATGTTTCCACAGAAGGGGCAAATTAACGTTATATTGTTTTTTATTCTCGACAGACTGTGCTTTGACTGGCGGGAGCAATGAGGACAAGTACTTTTCACATGGCGTAAAGTACGCATCTTGATATCTTTGAGTATCGACATGTTTATTGTCCTGGTGGGCGGTTAACAACCATACTGACCTGCTCCCCGTTGATTAGTACACCCCGATGTTAGTAATGTCTTCATAAGCCACATGAGGACATCCCCATGAAGAAGCGTTTTTCCGACGAACAGATCATCAGTATTCTCCGCGAAGCCGAAGCTGGGGTACCCGCCCGTGAACTCTGCCGCAAGCATGCCATTTCCGATGCCACGTTTTACACCTGGCGTAAGAAGTATGGCGGTATGGAGGTGCCTGAAGTTAAGCGCCTGAAGTCGCTTGAGGAAGAGAACACCAGACTCAAGAAGCTGCTTGCCGAAGCCATGCTGGATAAAGAGGCGCTTCAGGTGGCTCTTGGGCGAAAGTACTGACGACAGACCAGAAGCGGGAAGCCGTGATGTTGATGTGTGATGCGACCGGTCTGTCGCAACGTCGTGCCTGCAGGCTTACAGGTTTATCCCTGTCGACCTGCCGCTATGAGGCTCACCGTCCGGCTGCTGATGCGCATTTATCAGGGCGCATCACTGAGCTGGCACTGGAGCGCAGGCGTTTTGGCTACCGTCGTATTTGGCAGTTGCTGCGCCGTGAAGGGCTTCATGTTAATCATAAGCGCGTGTACCGGCTTTATCACCTCAGTGGCCTGGGCGTAAAACGCAGAAGACGTCGTAAAGGGCTGGCAACAGAACGTCTGCCGCTGCTCCGTCCGGCGGCGCCCAATCTGACCTGGTCGATGGATTTCGTCATGGACGCACTTTCCACCGGTCGCAGGATCAAGTGTCTTACCTGCGTCGATGATTTCACAAAGGAATGCCTGACGGTCACTGTTGCCTTTGGGATTTCAGGCGTTCAGGTCACGCGTATTCTGGACAGCATTGCACTGTTTCGAGGCTATCCGGCGACGATAAGAACTGACCAGGGGCCGGAGTTCACTTGCCGTGCACTGGATCAATGGGCCTTTGAGCATGGTGTTGAGTTGCGCTTAATCCAGCCGGGCAAGCCAACGCAGAACGGATTTATTGAGAGCTTTAACGGACGATTTCGCGATGAATGTTTGAATGAGCACTGGTTCAGCGATATCGTTCATGCCAGGAAAATTATTAATGACTGGCGGCAGGATTATAACGAATGCCGCCCGCACTCCACGCTGAATTATCAGACACCGTCTGAATTTGCAGCGGGCTGGAGAAAGGGTCATTCTGAGAATGAAGATTCCGACGTTACTAACTGAGTGTTGTATCTAATCGTGGGGGCAGGTCAATACACCACATGTTGGCTAATAGCTTCTTTTATAACCGTTACGATGTAGTCGTTAGCCATAATCAATCAAGCCTCGCAATAGCGGGGCTTTTTAACAACTGAGGAATGAGCATTACAGTAGTTCTTACAGCTAAGCAGATTGAAGACCTGGCTGCCTTCGCAAAAGAAGATGGCCAGCCACAATACACCATCACTACCGGAACAATCCCTGAGTACACCGGGCTGATTGCCTATTCCAAGTCGCTAGAGCATAGCGTTCTACAGCTCGATAACTAACGAATCAACAAAACTTTCCATCCGCCATGACACCACAATGCTCGTAGACATGCCAGGAAGCCTGACAGAAGAAGCTCGATACCATGCTGAACGCGCTGATGAAAACTACCGGGCAGGAATGACATGTGAGCGGATTTATGAGTCCGTAAAAATACTAACAATGAACCGTAGAGGAAAAATAATAGCTCTATAAATTAAGATGTTGACGGTTTTCGTGGATAAAATTGTGAATTTTTACTATGAAGGAAATACGACTCTTCCTTGAGTCAAAATCCCTGACAACTTAGGGTGATAGATAAAGGTCTTACGCAGCATGACATAATTTTCGATTTAAGCTATTTAAATTAATTTTTATGATCAAAACCCACTGAGATTTACTTACAAAACTAAACCTTGCTATGTTTGGTTAATCATGCGTTAATGAATGTCTGGTTTGTAACGAATTTATCTGAAGCAGTCGCTGTAATAATTTTATTCCTTGTTCCTGTTGAGATTTCCTTGTTAGCTTTTCTCTCTGATAATTTTTTTCGGACCATTCTGCCCAAGGGCTTACTCAATAAAGGTAATGTTTATGTCTAATAAAATGACTGGTTTAGTTAAATGGTTTAATCCTGAAAAAGGTTTTGGTTTTATCACTCCAAAAGATGGTAGTAAAGATGTGTTTGTTCACTTCTCTGCTATCCAGAGTAATGATTTCAAGACGCTGAATGAGAATCAGGAAGTTGAATTTAGTGTTGAACAGGGACCTAAAGGCCCCACGGCAGTTAATGTCGTGGCTGTATAAGGTAACTGTTATTACTAATAATATTCACTTCAGATGTCCGTGTTGCCACGGATCTCAGTACCGAACGTCAAACTTTGATGTTACTGAAAAAAATCCTTTCGGAGCAAAATGTATTTTTTGCAAATCAACAATGATTACATTTGATAATATTGCACTGTACATTCGTTCTGGTCAGTCTTCGTTAGAATTCAGAAAATAAATTTCAGGCTCCTTATGGAGCCTTTTTTGTATGCTGAACCGACAATCTCTGTAAGAGACATCACGGTAAAATTATGAAAAAAGTCATCGTTTTTTTTAATGCAGAACCTGCAGTTGTTGTAACCGTAATGAAAGGTATTACTACGATAATGCGTGAGTTTCCCAATGGGGAAAAAGCACACCTACCCGTGATGTCAGCGGGATTTCCATCTCTGACAGGAGACCATAAAATAGTTTATGTAGCCTCTGATCGTGATGTCAGTTCAGAAGAGATCCTCGAGGCAGCATCGAAGCTTTTGAAATGAGATCTGGTTGTTTCGTGACCGACCCGGATTTTAGTACAGTGGTTTGTGTGGTCGCGAGCTCTTTTGTATGAAGATTGTACTGCAAACTATTGATAATTGAGTCTTTCTATTCTATCTTTTAAACATATCAGCGCTTATACAAGTGCTCTACGGGGAATGTAACATGCTTGGCGTTGATACGTTAGAGATCAAGAGAGGTAAACAATGAACGTCGAAGATTTAAAAAGAAAAACTGAAGCGGATATTTCTGAATTCATCACAAAAAAAATTATTGAACTCAAAAAAAAGACAGGAAAAGAAGTTTCCGATATCCAGTTTAATGCTCGTGAAAAAATGACTGGGCTTGAAAGCTATGATATTAAAATCACATTAATCTAATTGTTATAAGATTCAGTTCGAGTGAAAAAGCATTATCTTGAAAGGTAATGCTTTTTTATTTCTGTCATAAAATTTAGAACGTTGTCAAAGCCTTCACTTCTAACCACAGATTTTCTGCTTACCTTTTAACGGGTCCTCCTTGACGATTCTGACCATCGAGGGGCAGCAGCGGCGCGGGATTTGGAGCATTTTTGATTCTTCACGCAACCATTTCAGCATTTGATGCTGATGACGGAACACTATCCCCGAATACACTGGGTTTGTTGCATTCTCTGATTCAAAAGAACACGGTGTGCTTCAACTTGGCTGAGCAGGCATTACAGCAGACATTCACTGAGTGCCTGCTGTAATGTTAAACATTAAAATTTGTATTTATTTCTTATCGTTACAATCAGGGATCATCCTCAAAAGAGTGTTATCTTTCTGGACGTAGTGATGGAATAACGCTGCACCAGCATGCGCTGCGATTAAAAAATATCCGATGTTTGCCAGTGTTTCGTGAGTATCTTTGATAAGTGATTTTGTTTCCCCGTCAGGAGTAACGAACGATGCAACGTTAAAACCTAATAAACTCCAGTCCTTTCCACCGTAAGCCATAATTGCAATACCTAATAATGGTAGAGCCAAAAAAGAAATGTACAGCAGGATATGCATTATTTTAGCAGCCATCATCTGCCAGGCTGGTGGGGGGGGAGTGATAGCTGGATCATGATACTTATGTTTAATAATTAATCGTATTATCATTAAAAACCAGACAAACACCCCAACATTGTAATGTGTTTCTTTCATGAGAAGGTAGGTGTTACTGCCTTTGGGAAACCAGCCACGAAGCTCCATAGCTGCATAGGTTATCGCTATTAATATCAGGGTTAGCCAGTGTAAGCGAATCTGAAGTTTTGAGAATTTGACCATTATTCTTGCCTCAAACGGTGTATTACATCGACCATAAATCATGAAGCTTAACAAATCCTTATTTTTGTTGAGAGATTAAGAGTTTGTTATTCCAGCGATCTCACTTGAATGTTTTGATAATAATTCTCATTTTTATTTCTTTCTGATAATCCTTGATGTTACGGGGCAAGAACCACGCTGATTCTCGCTATTTATGAGAACTTTCAATCAACTACTGGTTCATTTTTACTTTCCGCCTATTACACAATTTGTATCCAACAAACAGGACTATGCCGATGCCAGCACGTGCTAAACGCCCATGCCGACACAAAGGGTGTGCGGCAATCACCAACGATGTCAGCGGATATTGTGACCAACACCGAAAGCAGCATGCTGGTGACGGCTGGCGGAATTATCAGTCAGGAAAGAGCAGACAAGAACGTGGATATGGGCGGCTCTGGGAAATTAAACGAGCGCGTATCCTTCAGCGTGATAAATACCTGTGTCAGAACCATCGCCGGCAGAAGATAGCGAAGAAAGCGGAAAGCGTTGACCACATCATTCCAAAAGCTCATGGCGGTACTGATGACGATTCCAACCTTGAGTCGTTGTGCTGGGAATGCCACAGAGCAAAGACAGCAAGAGATCGTATTCGATGAGTTATGCCCATTACATATACTGTGGGCTGAGTGGCTATTTTTCGAATTCCTGTTCGCACAATGCGAGCAGTTGTAGTCGCCGCAATCTGAATTACGATTTTCATCTCGATTAAATCAGACGGATGTCTGGGGAAGGGGGGATCAAATCCCTGACTCCTTTCGCACTTCAGGACTGCCCGCTTCCTCGCATTTTTATACCCGCGAAAAATGAAATTTAACCAGGAGTGTCGCTTATGGCTGGAACGGCGGGGCGTTCCGGGCGTCGCCCCAAGCCAACGGCGCGCAAGGAGCTGGCAGGGAACCCCGGCAAACGAGCCCTGAATAAAGAGGAACCTGTATTCACACCGATTAAAGGTGTGGCACCACCTGACTGGTTTTCTGAGGATGATGGTCTGCCAATGGCGGCCGTCATGTGGGAACTGACCACGAAAGAATTATGTGGACAGGGATTACTGTGTGTTACCGATCTTGCCGTACTTGAGCGCTGGTGTGTTGCATATGAGTTCTGGCGCAGGGCGGTTAAAAATATCGCCAGAGAAGGGCTGACTATTACTGGTGCTATGGGGGGGAAGATAAAAAACCCTGAGCTAACCGCAAAGAAAGAGCAGGAATCGGAGATGAGCTCTACCGGCTCCATGCTTGGCCTTGATCCCAGCAGTCGACAACGCCTAATCGGCCTTGCCGGACAGAAGAAAACCTCTAACCCATTCCTGAAGATGATCAACTCATGAGCCGGAAATCGTACCCCAACGTAAACGCCGCGAATCAATACGCCCGCAACGTTGTGCGGGGGAAAATTCCGGCGTGCCAGTTTGTCATTCAGGCCTGCCAGCGTCATATCGATGACATGGCGGCTGAAAAGAGTAAGAAATTTCGTTACCGCTTCGATAAAGACATGGCAGAAAAGGCCGCGAAATTTATCCAGTTGTTGCCACATACAAAAGGAGAGTGGGCATTCAAGCGGATGCCGATCACTCTGGAGGCATGGCAACTGTTTATTGTGTGCTGCGCCTTTGGCTGGGTCCAGAAAGGGTCGAAGCTTCGACGATTTCGCGAGGTTTACACGGAGATACCGCGTAAAAATGGGAAATCAGCTATTTCGGCAGGTGTGGCGCTGTACTGTTTTACCTGTGATAACGAGTTTGGCGCTGAAGTATATTCCGGGGCCACAACTGAAAAACAGGCGTGGGAAGTATTCAGACCAGCTCGTCTGATGTGTAAGCGCACCCCGCTGCTGGTGGAAGCGTTCGGGATTGAAGTTAATGCGTCCAACCTGAACCGGCCAGAAGATGGCGCGCGTTTTGAGCCGCTGATTGGTAACCCTGGGGACGGCGCTTCACCGCACTGTGCAATTGTTGACGAGTATCACGAACATCCCACAGATTCGCTCTACACCACTATGCTGACGGGTATGGGGGCGCGGCGACAACCACTAATGTGGGCGATCACGACGGCGGGTTACAACATTGAGGGTCCATGCTACGACAAACGGCGTGAAGTGATTGAGATGCTGAACGGCACAGTACCGAATGAGGAATTGTTCGGCGTGATATACACCGTCGACGAGGGGGATGACTGGACCGATCCTAAAGTGCTGGAAAAAGCTAACCCGAATATGGGCGTGTCGGTCTATCGTGACTTTCTCCTCAGCCAGCAACAGAGAGCTATTAATAACGCCCGTCAGGCTGGTGTATTTAAAACTAAACACCTCAACATCTGGGTTGCAGCCCGTGCCGCTTTCTACAACCTGGTTTCCTGGCAGAACTGTGAGGATAAGACACTTACGCTGGAGCAATTCGAAGGACAGCCATGTGTTCTGTCTTTCGACCTGGCGCGCAAGCTGGATATGAACAGTATGGCGCGGTTGTTCACCAGGGAAATTGACGGCAAGACACATTACTACAGCGTTGCTCCCCGCTTCTGGGTTCCCTACGACGCAGTATTCAGCGTTGAAAAGAACGAAGATCGTCGTACTGCGGAGCGATTTCAGAAATGGGTTGAAATGGGACTGCTTACAGTTACTGATGGCGCTGAAGTTGATTACCGCTACATCCTTGAAGAGGCCAAGGCGGCAAACAAGCTCAACCCAGTCAGTGAGTCACCGATTGACCCTTTCGGCGCGACGGGGCTTTCACATGATCTGGCTGATGAAAGCCTTAATCCGATCACTATTGTTCAGAACTACACCAATATGTCTGATCCGACGAAGGAGCTGGAAGCCGCCATTGAGTCAGGCCGCTTTCATCACGACGGGAACCCGATTATGAGCTGGTGTATCAGCAACGTCGTCGGGAAGTATTTGCCCGGTAATGACGATGTGGTTAAACCCATCAAAGAGCAGAACGAAAACAAAATCGATGGCGCGGTTTCGCTGATTATGGCAATCGGACGGGCAATGTTGAATAGCCGGGCGAGTAATTCATCCGTTTACGACGAGGAAGATGTAGCATGCTAATGACATTTTTAAGTTTTTTTATCGGCCTCGCCGGAGCCGCGTTACTGTCTGCCGGTGCCTGGCTTATTTCACCTGCAGCCGGGCTTATTACTGGCGGTTCAATCTGCCTGCTGTGGTCATTTTTAATCGCGAAATCAATGTCTGCCAGCGTAATTAAATCAGGGGGTGAATAATGTTCATTCCCCTGATGTTTCGGGGTAAATCTCAGTCTGGTGGTAGTTTCTGGCAGGCGATGCTGGGTGGTGTGAGTTCCAGCCAGAGTAAGGCGGGGATCATTATCACTTCTGAAACCGCAATGGCGTTATCGGCGGTCCGGGCATGTGTAACGCTTCTGGCAGAATCGGTGGCGCAGCTGCCGTGTGAACTTTACAGGCGAGGCGCTAACGGAGGCCGTGAACGGGCGACTGACCACCCTGTTTATGATCTGATTCATTCCCAGCCCAACAAAAAAGACACTTCATTTGAATACTTTGAACAGCAGCAGGGCCTGCTTGGTCTGGAGGGGAATTGCTACTCGATCATCGACAGGGACGGGAAAGGTTTCCCGAGGGAATTAATCCCGGTTAATCCCAAAAAAGTCATCGTCCTGAAAGGGCCTGACGGGATGCCCTATTATGAACTCCCCGAAATTGGCGAAACGTTGCCAATGCGCATGATGCATCATGTGAAAGTTTTCTCGTTGGATGGTTATATCGGTAGCTCTCCAATCCAGACGAACGCAGACGTTCTTGGGTTAAGTCTGGCGGTGGAAGAGCACGCTTCTCAGGTTTTTCGCCGTGGCTGTACGATGAGCGGCGTTATTGAGCGACCAAAAGACGCCCCGACGATCAAAAGCCAGGATGCTATCGACCGCCTGCTGGCAAAGTGGACGGACAGATATTCCGGTGTCAGAAACGCCTTCTCTGTTGCATTGCTTCAGGAAGGGATGAGCTACAAGCAGTTATCTCAGGACAATGAGAAAGCGCAGCTGTTGCAGTCCCGTCAGTGGGGCGTGGAGGAAGTGTGCCGACTCTATAAAATCCCGCCTCATATGGTGCAGATGCTGGCGAAAGCCACGAATAACAACATTGAGCACCAGGGGCTGCAGTTTGTGATGTACACGCTGTTGGCCTGGCTGAAGCGTCATGAAGGCGCATTAATGCGCGATCTGCTTTTACCCAGCGAGCGCAGTGATCTGTACATAGAATTCAATGTCTCTGGCCTGTTGCGCGGGGATCAGAAGTCGCGTTATGAATCTTATGCATTAGGCCGCCAGTGGGGGTGGTTATCGGTTAATGATATTCGCCGCATGGAGAACCTTCCACCCATCGCCGGAGGGGACAAATACCTGACGCCTCTGAATATGGTCGACAGTAAACAAATCTTACCTGGCAATAACACGCCAACAACTAAACAACTGGCAGAAATCAACTCTATTCTGTCCAGAAACTGAATATCACCCGCAGTGCGGGCTGACCCGGTAAACATCATGACAAAAAATTTAATTAATCTGCCGCATCTGGCGGCTATGGTCTTTGGTGTACCACATTACGTGACACGACAGACAATGGATTCTGTAAAAGCTGTGCTGGTTCCCCGTATTCAGGGATTATCAGAAGAGGCTGGAATTCACATGACGCAGGAGCCTGATAACAATCAGGCGCCAGATTTGGTTCAACCAGCTGGTGGAATGGCAGTTATTCCTGTTCACGGCATTCTGGTTCCGCGTCGTGGGCAAATTACTGCAATGTGTTCTGAACTTACCAGCTATGAGCGCATACGTAGCCAGGTGCATGCTGCATTAAATGACCCTTCCATCAGTGAAATTGTGCTGGATATAAATTCTGGTGGTGGTGCGGCGGTTGGATGCAAGGAACTGGCCGATTATATTTTCCAGTCACGTCAAACTAAGCCTATTACTGCAATTGTGAACTACAGCGCCTATTCTGCGGCTTACTTTATCGCTTCGGCCTGCAGCAAAATTGTAGTCAGCCAGACCAGTGGAGTCGGCTCGATTGGAGTGATTATGGAACACCTGGATACTTCCAGGATGGAAGAGCAAATGGGGTTAACATTCACCACGATTTTTCGGGGAGATAACAAAAATAACGGTACACAACATGAGCCACTGAGTGAAGACGCTCGGGGAATGTTCCAGAGGATGATTGACGATATGTACGAGACGTTTATTACCTCTGTAGCGGAATACCGGAATCTTGCCCCTCAGACGGTGATTAACACGCAGGCCGGAATCTATTTCGGCGCTGATTCCATTTCTGCTGGTCTTGCCGATGAAGTTTCGGATCCTCAGTCTGCGATTAATGCCATTGCAGCAAAGTACAAACAACCTCAACGAACCACTTCCATAAAGTTGCAGGCCGCCGCGATGGACCTGCAAACCAGAATGTGACCCGGCGCTAACGCGTCATTACCAGAAAGCAGCCTGTTGGCTGCTTTTTTTATGCAAAAAAGAGAGAAAACTATGCCACAGATTGAAGAATTGCGTCGTGAACGTGCGGGTATTAATCAGAAGGTTCAGGTACTGGCGGCAGTAGAAACTGGTGGCGGTACGCTGACAGCGGAGCAGTTAACCGAATTTGCCAGCCTGCAGCAGCAGTTCACGGATATCAGCGCCAAGATTGAGCGTCTGGAAGCGGCTGAACATGCTGCAGCGCTTGTCGCCAAACCGGTTAAAGCCACACAGCAGGCTCCTGGTATCAGCATTAAGGCAGAGCCAAAGCAATATACCGGCGCAGGCATGACCCGTCTGGTGATGTCGATTGCGGCAGCACAGGGTAACGTCCAGGGCGCTGCAAAATTTGCAGCTGAAGAACTGAATGACCAGTCTGTCTCGATGGCCATCAATACTGCCGCCGCGTCAGGTGGCGTTCTTATTCCACAAAACCTCCACAGCGAGGTGATCGAGCTGCTGCGCGATCGCACTATCGTTCGTAAGCTGGGCGCGCGCTCAATTCCGCTGCCGAACGGCAATATGGCGCTGCCGCGTCTGGCCGGTGGTGCGACGGCGAGCTACACCGGGGAAGGCAAGGATGCGAAAGTATCAGAAGCCCGCTTTGATGATGTGAAACTCACTGCGAAAACCATGATTGCGATGGTGCCAATCTCCAACCAGTTGATTGGTCGTGCTGGCTACAACGTGGAGCAGCTGGTCCTGCAGGATATTCTGACCGCGATTTCTGTTCGTGAAGATAAAGCCTTTATGCGCGATGACGGTACCGGTGATACGCCTGTCGGTATGAAAGCGCGGGCAACTGAGTGGAACCGCCTGCTGCCGTGGGAAGCTGCTGCAGAGGTTAATCTGCAGACGATTGATACCTATCTCGACAGCATCATCCTGATGGCTATGGACGGCAACAGCAACATGATCAGCTGCGGCTGGGGTATGTCGAACCGTACCTACATGAAACTGTTCGGTCTGCGCGACGGTAACGGTAACAAGGTCTACCCGGAAATGGCCCAGGGGATCCTGAAGGGATTTCAGATTCAGCGTACCAGCGCTATCCCGGCAAACCTCGGTGACGCAGGCAAAGAGTCGGAAATTTACTTCGCTGACTTTAATGATGTGGTTATCGGTGAAGACGGCAACATGAAGGTGTCGTTCTCGCAGGAAGCCTCCTACCAGGACGGGGATGGCAATCTGGTTTCCGCGTTCTCCCGTAACCAGTCGTTGATCCGCGTGGTGACGGAGCACGATATCGGCTTCCGTCATCCGGAAGGTCTTGTTCTCGGGACAAAAGTGCTGTTTTAACCGGTCCTGCACTCTGTGCGACCACGGTCGCAAAGCGTAAAAGCACGTAATTCCCCAGGCCCGCAGCAGCGGGTTTTTTCTTTTCAGGAGCAAAACGATGACGACGAAAGCGGCAAAAGCAGCGGCAGCGGCGGCTGCAGCCGGTGATGTGAAAAAGCCGGATGAACTGACGCCGGAAAATACAGTGGACGGGGATGGCGGTCAGAATACTGCAGCGGGTTCAGGTGATACAGGTGTTGATCTGACCGGAAGTGAAACAAACGGGGCCACGGGCCTGACGGGAGCAGAAGTGGCGCGGAAAGCGGTTTTTTTCCTGGGACCCTATCATCGTTATTCACGCGGTGATACGGCCTGTTTTGATGCTGAGTATGCAGAGAAACTGGTTGAACGCCATATTGCGGTATGGCCAGAAGATGCGGAAAAGGCGCTGAGTCCCCGCAAGGGAGCCGATGACCATGATACTGACATTGGATGATGTGAAAACCCAGCTCCGTCTGGAGCCGGATTTCACGGAGCATGACGACATGCTCACTAAAATGGTGGCGGCTGCGCAAAAGAGTATTGAGCGTGACTACTACTGCAAACTGGTGGGAAGCGATGACGAACTGCAGGCGCTGCCGGAAGGGGTACGCGGTTTTGTGGCGGATGAAGATATCCAGCTGGCCATGCAGTATCTGGTCGGGGATGCGTATCTGAATGGTTTCACCGGTCAGTGGCTGGAGACGGCTGCGGTCCGGCACCTTCTTTTCCCGTTGCAGGAGAACACCGTATGAGCCTGAAGCCGGAAGAGATGACCTGCCGTCTTTCGATTGGGTATATGCAATCCGGCCGGGGGCCGCTGGGTGAACATCTGCCGGAACAACTGGTCGCGACCGGGAAAGCCTGGGCGAAGCGCGAACTGGTGTCGGGCAGAAAGGTCCGCACACTGGATCAACTGCAGGTTGTTGAAACGTGTCTTTTTACCACTCATCCGAACCTGAATATTGATATCGACTGGAAAATAACAACGTCTGACCGGATTTATACCGTTCGTAACGTCGAACGTCTTGCGGACCGCATCATCATCACAGGGGAGGCAGACGCACGTCATGATCGAGCTGGCATTAAAGACAGCACTTGAACGCCTGACCGGGCTGAATGTTTACCCTCTGCTCCTGCCTGATGAGTTGCAGGAGGGGATTACTTACCAGTGTATCTCGGATCCGGAACTGTACGCCGGACTGTTGCGCACAGGCCTGATTGCGGGGCGCTTCCAGATAGCGATTCATCTGCTTAATGACTACACCCGCCTGTTACAGCTGGATAAGAAAATCAGCGCGGAATGGACCGCTATCGTGCATGGCCATCTGGAGGGTTTTCCCGTGCAGAATGTGGTCCGGGGTGGAATACAGCAGAGTAAAACGGTACTGACCAGCGGCAATATTCAGTACCGGCTCGTGCGGGATTTCACCTTTCACTACCGGGACGCCTCACCATGATCACTATGGACGTAAAAGGGCTGGACGAGCTGGAGCGGCAGCTTACTGCGCTCGGTGAAAAGGTCGGCATGAAGGTGTTACGTGATGCAGGGCGTGAGGCGCTGAAAGTGGTTGAAGAAGACATGAAACAACATGCCGGCTTCGACGATGCGTCCTCTGCAGAGCATATGCGTGATTCCATCAAAATTCGTTCATCCACCCGGAAAGGTAGCGGAAATACGGTGGTCATCCTTCGGGTTGGCCCCAGCAAAAAGCATTACATGAAAGCGCTGGCCCAGGAGTTCGGTACGGTGAAACAGGTTGCCAATCCGTTCATCCGTCCGGCACTGGATTACAACGTCCAGCAGATTCTGCGCATTCTGACCGTAGAAATCCGCAATGGCATTCAGAACAGGTAGCAACCGCTGCCCACTATTTAAGAGAGAATCATTATGGCTGATGAAAATAACACGCCAAAATCATCCCCTGAGTATGCAATGCTTCCTGCCGGGACGGTGGTGAAGTTTGGCGAAGTAGGGGCCGCAGTGGCGGCGCTGAAACCTCTGATTAACTGTAAGGCGCTGGGCGCGACAGGTCAGACGGGAGGATTTGTCGACTGTACCACCCTGCTGGACAAGAGTAAGCAGTCGGTGTCAGACCTGCCGGAAGGGCCGGAGAAATCGCTGGGATTCATTGACGACCCGGAAAACGAAGATTTCACCGCGTTCCTCAATGCTGCAGAACAGCGTAAGACCGTTCAGTTTTATGTTGAGTTGCCGAACAAACGAACGGCTTCAATGATCCTTGCGCTTTCAGGCTGGCAGATGAACGAAATCACAGCGCCTGCCAGTGAAGTTATCCAGATTACGGTGCAGGGTAAGCAAAACAACATTAAATGGGGAATTGCCGCCCCGGCGCCAGATGCCGGCGCGTAATCCGTTTCCCGTTACACACCGCCTCCGGGCGTTTTTTTTTCGTTTGAAAAACAGGATACATCATGTCTGAATTTAGCCTCTCCGAACTGAAAAAGGCCCTGCTCAGCGCAAAACCCTCTCCAATTAAAACCGAAATCTTCGGTACAAAGGTTTACCTTCGCCGGCTGACGGCGGCTGAGCTTATTGATCATGAAGATGCGCTCATCGAGGCACAGACCTCTGGCAACGCCCGCATGGCGTCAGAGCTGAGCGTACAGATTGTTATCGACAGTCTGGTTCAGCCTGACGGCTCCCCGATTAAAGCCAAAGACAAACCCACGGCGAAGGAGCTGCTGGCGGCACACGATAACGTTGCGCTTCTGGATGCCATCGACAAAGTGAAAAAGCACGGCATCGGTAAGCTGGAAACCGCCGAAAAAAACTGAGTGACTCGCCCTGGCTGGAGCTAATTTTCTGGCTGGCCGACCGCTGGGGCGAGCCTGACCCGTCAAAAATTGCGGCGCTTCCGGCTGACACGCTTTTTCACTGGCGTGCTTTCTTCCTCAAACAGGGCATTTTCAAAAAGCCTTCGCCAGAAGGTTCTGACAATAACCCGCCCCCTGTTAAATCACCCGCAGCAGCGAACCAGAGTCTGGATGCGCAGTGTGCGGCAGTCATGAAGGTATTAATGTAATGGGTGACGTTGCCTCTCTTGCCGTTGGGCTGCATCTGAATGCAGCGAACTTTAAATCGCAGCTGATGAGCGCCTACGGCAGCGCTGAGAGTCAGTCACGCCAGTTTAACCGCAATGCCCAGGCTGATGCGAAAAAGACGGAGGATGCCTATAAGCGTGTTTCTGCTTCGGTATCGGGGCTGGCAGGCAGGCTGGCAGGTTTTGCCGGGGCGGGTTTATCGCTGGGTACCATTATCAGCACCACGCGGCAGTACAGCCAGTCGTTGTCGGATTTGCAGGCTATCACCGGTGCCACCAGTGCGCAGATGAAACTGTACGATCAGGCGGCGCAGGAAATGGGCCGCACAACGGAATACAGCGCATCACAGGCCGCTGAGGCGATTAAGCTGATGGCTTCGGCAAAGCCTGAACTGCTGAGCACCTCTGCGGGGCTGACGGCGGCGACCAAAAGCGCGTTAACGCTGGCCCAGGCCGCTGGGACCACGCTTCCGGATGCCACCCGAACGCTGGCCCTGTCATTAAACCAGTTTGGGGCGGGAGCCAGTGAAGCCGACCGGTATATCAACGTGCTGGCTGCTGGCGCGAAATTTGGCTCGTCGGAGATAGCCGATACTGCTGCCGCGATTAAAAATGGCGGGGTGGCAGCGGCACAGGCTGGCGTTGGTTTTGAAACCCTCAATGCCGCCATACAGGTACTGGCGGAGCGCGAAGTGAAAGGCGGCGAAGCCGGGACCGCACTGCGCAACGTGATCCTGAATCTGGAGAAAGGAACGGATAAGACCCTGAAGCCTTCTGTTGTCGGGCTGAGCCAGGCGCTGGAGAATCTGGCGGGAAAAAACCTGTCAACAAAACAGGCCGTAAAGCTGTTCGGGGTGGAAAACCTCAGCGCAGCATCCATCCTGGTGCAGAACCGCGAGAAGGTGGAGTCGCTGACCGCCGCCCTGACCGGTACGCAGACCGCGCATGAGCAGGCCGAAATCAGGGTAAATAACCTGAACGGCGATCTTCTCAGCCTGACTTCGGCTTTTGAAGGTCTGATTATTAAGGTAGGACAGAGCGGAAACGGCCCGCTGCGCAGTGGTGTTCAGACCGTTACCGATGCCATTAATGGCCTGACGGATAATTTTAATACGGTCGCCAACGTTGCGCTGTATACACTGATTCCTGTTCTGGCGACAAAACTGACGGCAGGTATCAGGGGGAACATCGGTGCCTGGGTTGAGCAGCAGCAGGCAGTCAGGGCCAGCGCGATGGCGCAGGCCGATATGGCGCGAAAAACGCTGGAAAGTACCGCCGCTACGCTGGCACAGAATAACGCAGAATTCGGGCGTTATCGGGAAATGGAGAAAAGCGCCAGACAATTTGGCCTTAACGTGAGTTACCAGAGCGAGTTTAACCGCTTAATCCGCCAGGAAACCGAGCAGACACTGCTTTCCACCCAGGCAAAGAGCCAGCTGAATGCTGCCAATAAACAGCTTTCAATTTCAGCCCGCGCGGCCTCTGCAGCAGTAGGTATGGCCAGAGGGGCGCTGGCACTGGTGGGCGGTCCAGTGGGGGCGGCGATGCTTGCCGGTTCGGCGTTGCTCTATTTCCATAATCAGGCGAAGAATGCCCGTCAGTCAGCGATTGACCTGAAAAATGCTGTTGTTGAAACGAATGAAGAGCTAAAAAAACTGTCGCTTAACCAGCTCAACGTGAAGCAGCTGGACATTGATGAACAGTTTGAGAATCAGGTTATTCAGCGAAATAAACTGATTAAAGAAATTCAGGATGCGGAAAGCCGTATTGATGGATTGAGTGGCTTCGATCCGTTCGGACAACTTAAAGGCGTACAGAACGATAAAACCCGCTACAAAGGGGATCTGGATGCCGTTGAGCAGGGGTTAAAACTCCTCAAAGAACGGCAAAAAATTGTCAAAGAGGCCATAGAACACGCTAAATCAGGGAAAACCGATCCCACACCGAAGCCGGATAAACCAGGGAATGAAACAGGGAGTGATAAACCTGATACCCCCTGGACCGGGGAAGGCGGGGATACTGGTAAGGGGCAAAAGTCGAAGGTTAACCAGTATGAGCAACTGCGGCGTGAAATCGAAGCGGCGCATGCCTCCAGTCTCGGACGTATCAACCTGCAGGAGCAGGAAAGCGCCAGAAAACTTCTTGAAGCCGCCCGCGCTGACGGAGCCAGCGAGGCTGATATTCAGAAGACTTTGCTGCTGAATGCTGAAAACTATCAGAAACAGCGCCTCGAACTGGCAGAACAGTATGCGCCAGCCAGAGCAACTCTTACGAAAGAGCGTGAAGCGAGCCAGGAGCTGAAGTCGCTCCTGAATGCCCGTATTCTGGATGAAAAGGAATACCAGACGGCCAGAATCACGCTGGCACAAAGTACGGCCCGCGAACTGTTACAGGCACAGGCAGCGGCAATGTCTGCCCCTCTGATTGATATCGCCGGGACGGTTGATCCGCTGGCAGAACTGCGCAATCAACTGGCCGAGCGTCAGTCACTGCTGCAGGCGTTTTACCAGAACGATGCGATCAACAAAGAGCAGTACGAACTGTTGAAGCAAAAGGCGGATAAAGATTCCGCTGATGCGCAGTACCAGACGGCGGTGGAGCTTTATAAGTCGCAGGGAAACCTGAACAGCCTCGCCATTGGCCTGATGGAAACCACCCAGGAGCGAACCTCCAACATGCTGACCGGCATGCTGAATGGTACACAGACACTCCGGGACGGGATGATTGGGTTATTTTCCTCCCTGACACAGTCGGTGATTAAAAACCTTGTCGATATGGCAGCGCAGGCGCTGATTACCAACACCATCCTGAAATCCATTATGGGTATCGGCGGCAGTCTTTTTGGCGGCGCAGCCACCGCGAGCACCGGCACGGCCATCAGCAGTTTTAGTTTTAATGCGAAGGGCGGTGTTTATGACTCACCTTCATTAAGTGCCTACAGCAACGGCATCTATGACAGCCCGACCCTGTTTGCTTTTGCAAAGGGGGCTGGCGTGTTTGGTGAGGCTGGTCCGGAAGCCATTATGCCTCTGGCGAAAACGACTGACGGTAAGCTGGGTGTCAGGGCGCTGGGTGACCCGGGTTCCTCTGGTGGTGGTATGAATGGGGGGATTGCTTATTCACCTGTGTATCACATTGCCATTCAGAATGACGGGCAAAACGGGCAGATAGGGCCGCAGGCATCGCAGATGCTGGTCAAAATGATCGATACGCGTGTCATGAGTATCCTGAGAACTCAGGGACGTGATGGTGGCATGCTGGCGGGAGGATAAGTGAAAACCTTTCATTGGGCACCCAGGGAGGGGATGCCGTCTTCTGTTTCCCCTTCGGTGACAACCATAAAATTTGGGGATGGCTATGAGCAACGTCGCCCGACCGGACTCAACCATCAGTTAATTAACTTCCAGCCTGTTTTCCGTATCACGTCGGACAATTCCCGCACCGCACTTGAAGCGTTTCTGGTCGAGCATGGAGGATATAAAGCCTTTTTGTGGCGACCGCCAAAATACAACCGCACGATTAAAGTTGTCTGCCGGGAATGGTCTGTTACGGACAACGTCACGTATTCTGATTTCAGCTGTAAATTTGAGCAGGTCATTGCTTAAGGATCCTTATGCAGGATATACCTCAGAACACCCTCAACGAAACCACGAAAACCGAGCAGTCGGCCCGCATTGATTTGTGGGAAATCGACCTGACGGCCTTTGGTGGCCAGCGTTACTATTTTTCAAATGAAGCGAATGAGAAGGGCGAGCCGGTCACCTGGCAGGGGCGGAAGTATGACGTTTACCCTATACAGGGAACCGGGTTCGACCTGGTAGGGAAAGGGACTACCGCCCGCCCGACGCTGGCGGTGTCGAACCTGTTTGGCATGGTTACGGGACTTGCGGCAGATATGCAGAGCCTCGTCGGGGCCACGGTGGTAAGGCATGTTGTGTACGCCCGTTTTCTCGATGCGGTGAACTTTACAGGCGGCAACCCGGAGGCCGATCCGGAACAGGAAGTAGTCAGCCGCTGGGTGATTGAACAACTGTCAGAGCTGAAAGCCACCACGGCGACCTTTGTGCTGGCCACGCCGACCGAAACGGACGGCAGCGTGTTTCCGGCGCGGATCATGCTGGCTGATGTCTGCAACTGGACCTACCGTTCTGAGGAGTGTGGGTATGCCGGGCCGCCTGTGGCGGATGAATTTGACAAACCCACGGCAGACCCGGCAAAAGATGCCTGCAGCAAATGCCGTACTGGCTGCGAGCTGCGTGATAACCTGCCGCGCATCGGCTGCTTCCTCTCGATTAACCGTCTCTCCTGATGGATACACCCATGAACAAAAATATCCTGGCGCATGCCGCTGCGTGTGCGCCGGCTGAATCGTGCGGCTATGTGGTGAAGACGTCTGCCGGGGAGCGGTATTTTCCCTGCCAGAATCTTTCCGCTGAACCGACAATGTATTTCCGCATGGATCCGGCAGATTACCTTCAGGCGCAGGTGGCGGGCGATGTGGTGGCCCTGGTCCACAGCCATCCCGATGGCCTGCCGAATCTCAGCGATGTTGATCGCCGCCTGCAGGTGCAGAGTGGCCTGCCGTGGTGGCTGGTCTGCGATGACCGGATATACAAATTTCGCTGCATGCCGTTCCTCACCGGGCGGGCATTTGAGCATGGCGTGACGGACTGTTACACCCTGTTCCGTGATGCGTACCATCTGGCGGGGATTGAGATGCCGGATTTTGCGCGGAGGGAGGACTGGTGGAAGCAGGGGGATAATCTGTATCTGGATAACCTGGAGGCGACAGGCTTTTACCGGGTGAATGCCGCAGAGGCACAGCCCGGAGACATTCTGATTTGTTGTTTTGGTTCATCGGTTGCCAACCATGCCGCGATTTACTGCGGCGACGGGGAACTGTTGCACCATATTCCTGACCAGCTCAGTAAACGCGAGAGGTATACCGACAAATGGCAACGCCGCACACACTCCATATGGCGACACCGGGCATGGCACGAGTCTGCCTTCACGGGGATTTACAACGATTTGGCCGCCGCTTCAGCCTCAGTATAAAAACGGGGGCCGAGGCCATTTACGCGCTGGCCATGCAGATACCGGGCTTCCGGCAGAAAATGAATGATGGCTGGTATCAGATACGCATTGCAGGCCTGGATGTGAATGAAACCAGCCTGTCAGCCCGTCTGCACGAGCCGCTGCCAGACGGTGCCATTATTCATATTGTCCCACGCATGGCTGGGGCTAAATCCGGTGGTCTGTTCCAGGTGGTGCTGGGAGCAGTGGCAATAGCCGCGTCCTTTTTTACAGCAGGAGCTTCACTGGCAGCCTGGGGAGCAGCGTTATCTGCCGGTGCTATTTCAGCATCTTCAGTCCTGTTTTCTATGGGAGCGGCCATGATGCTGGGGGGGGTAGCGCAGATGCTGACACCCCAGGCAAAAATCCCCTCATCCCGGCAGACCGACAACGGCAAACAGAACACTTATTTTTCGTCGCTGGACAATCTGGTGGCGCAGGGTAATGCCCTGCCGGTGTTGTACGGTGAAATGCTGGTCGGCTCCCGCACAATTTCCCAGGAAATCAGCACACGGGATGAAGGTGGTGGGGGGCAGGTGGTGATCATCGGTCGCTGACATTCTTGCAGCATATTTGTATTTGCAAAGAACCGCCTCCGGGCGGTTTTGTCGTTTCAGAGGGAACAGATTATGGGTAAGGGGGGTGGCAGCAGTAAAACGCCGCATGAGGCTCCTGACGACCTGAAATCCAGCCAGATGCTGACGGTTGTTGATGCCATCTGCGAGGGGCCGATTGAAGGTCCTGTGGACGGGCTGAAAAGTGTCAGAATTAACAAAACGCCGGTCCTCGACAGCGACGGTAACGCGATGGTTCACGGTGTCACTGTGGTTTATCGCGTGGGGGAGGATGAGCAGACCGCGATGGAGGGGTTCGAAGACTCCGGCGCTGAAACCCTGCTGGGTGTGGAGGTGAAGAAGTCAGAGCCAGTGACCCGCACCATTACCACCAAAACGCTGGACCGTCTGCGCTTTACCTTTGGTGTTCAGTCGCTGGTCAGCACCAGTACCAAAGGTGACCGCAACCCGACCAGCGTACAGATGCTGATCCAGTTTCGGCGGGATGGGCTGTGGCGAACGGAACGGGATATCACCATTACGGGGAAAACGACCACGCAGTTTCTGGCATCCGTGGTGATTGATGATTTACCGCCCCGGCCTTTTGAAGTCCGCATGCTGCGCCTCACTGATGACAGTACGACAGACCTGCTGCAGAACAAAACGGTGTGGTCAGGCTTTACCGAAATCATCGATGTGAAACAGTGCTACCCGAACACCGCCGTTATCGGGGTAAAAGTGGATGCGGAGCAGTTTGGCAGCCAGCAGGTCACGCGAAACTATCACCTGCGCGGGCGTATTGTGCCGGTACCATCGAATTACGATCCGTTAAAACAGACCTGTACGGGAATATGGGACGGGACGTTTAAACCCGCCTGGACAGATAATCCGGCCTGGTGTGTGCTGGATATGCTGACTCACCCGCGCTATGGCATGGGAAGCCGCATTGGTGTTGCCGATGTGGACAAGTGGGCGCTGTATGCCATTGCACAGTACTGTGATCAGCCTGTTCCTGACGGTTTTGGCGGGACAGAGCCGCGTATCACCTGCAATGCGTATCTGACGGACCAGCGTAAAGCATGGGATGTGCTGGGGGACTTCTGTTCCCTGATGCGCTGCATGCCGGTCTGGAACGGCAGCACCCTGACGTTTGTGCAGGACCGGCCCGCCGATAAAGTCTGGACCTATACACAAAGTAATGTGGTCATGCCCGCTGACGGTGCGCCATTCATCTACAGCTTCAGCGCACTGAAAGAGCGACACAATGCTGCCGAGGTCCGTTACACCGACCCGAACAACGGCTGGGAAACGTCCACCGAACTGGTGGAAAACGACGCTGCCATCCGGCGCTACGGTCGCAACGTTCTGAAGATGGATGCATTCGCCTGTACCAGCCGTGGGCAGGCGCACCGCGCCGGACTGTGGGCCATCACCACTGAATTGCTGGAAACGCAGACGGTGGATTTTTCCGTAGGGGCTGAGGGGCTGCGACATGTTCCCGGAGATATCATTGAGATCTGCGACAGTGATTATGCCGGTGTGACCGTGGGCGGACGAATCCTGTCGGTCGACAGCCTTACGCGCACGCTCACGCTGGACCGTGAGGTGGAGATACCGCCAGGCGGCAATGTGGTGCTGAACCTGGTGGGCAGCGATGGTCAGCCTGTTACCGTCGCAGTTACCGCGCACCCCGCCCCGGACTCCGTGACCGTCAGCCAGTTACCCGATGGCGTGGCGGAGTACAGCGTGTGGGGGCTGAAACTGCCGGACCTGCGCCAGCGCCTGTTTCGCTGTGTGGCCATACGGGAAAACGATGACGGCACGTATGCCATTACCGCCGTACAGCATGTCCCGGAGAAAGCGAGCATCGTGGACAACGGGGCGACGTTTGATCCGTTACCGGACACCGGTATCACGAATACGCTGCCTGCCGTGCAGCACCTGACCACAGAGATTCTGGCAGAGGAGGGGCAGTATCAGGCGCGGGCGCGATGGGATACCCCGCGTGTGGTTAAGGGGGTTAACTTCTCCCTGCGCCTGACGGTGAAAGCGGAAGATAACAGCGACCGGCTGGCCAGCAGCCTGATCCTGACAAAAACGGAGCATACTTTCCGTAACCTGACGCCGGGACGTTACACCCTGACGGTGCGGGCGGTGAACAGCCAGGGCCAGCAGGGCGATCCGGCCAGCACGGATTTCAGCATCGCCGCGCCGGCAGTACCGTCTTATGTTGAGCTGACTCCCGGCTATTTTCAGATAACCGCCACCCCGCGCCAGGCGGTATATGACCCCACGGTGCAGTATGAATTCTGGTTTACAGATACGCAGATTGCCGATACCCGCCAGGTGGAAACCGATGCGCGTTATCTCGGCACCGCGCTGTACTGGATTGCGGCCAGCAGCAGTATCAAACCCGGCAAGGATTATTACTTCTATATCCGGGCCGTGAACCAGGTCGGGAAATCGGCGTTCGTGGAGGCTAAAGGGCAGGCCAGCAACGATGCGGCGGGCTACCTGGATTTCTTCAAAGGGAAAATCACCGAAAGCCACCTGGGGAAAGAGCTGCTGGAGAAGGTGGAGCTGACGGAAGACAACGCCAGCAGGCTGGATCAGTTTTCGGAAGAATGGCAGGACGCGAACGGCAAATGGAATGCCATGTGGGGTGTGAAGATAGAGCAGACCAAAGACGGGAAGCACTATGTGGCTGGTCTGGGCCTGAGCATGGAAGACACGGAAGAAGGGAAGGTAAGCCAGTTCCTGGTGGCAGCAAACCGTATCGCGTTTATCGACCCGGCAAACGGCAATGAGACCCCGATGTTTGTGGCTCAGGGTAATCAGATATTTATGAACGAGGTGTTCCTCAAATATCTGACGGCTCCCACTATCACCAGTGGCGGGAACCCGCCGACCTTTATGCTGACACCTGACGGAAAACTGACTGCCCGTAATGCGGATATCAGCGGCCATATTAGTGCGAATTCTGGTGCTCTCAACAATGTGACGATTGAGGAAAACTGCACCATAAAGGGGACGCTCCGGGCCGAGCGTATTCTTGGGGATATTGTTAAGGCAGCGGGCAGGGAGTTCCCTTACTTCATAACCAGTAACGGTGAAAAACGGTACGCCAACGGGACACTGACAGTCGTGATTGAAGATGACCAGTCTTTTGACCGACAGGTTTCCATTCCTGGGATTACCTTTCAGGGTGCAGCGTATGACAGCCAGACCAGTAATGACGTATGGGATGACTGTACGCTGACTGTCAGGAAAAACGGGGTGGAGATATACAACCAGACAAGCAGAGGTGTACCGGCCGTTTTTACGCGGACACTGGATATGCCTGCCGGGAGCGGACGGATGACGCTGAGTTTCAGTGTCAATACACATGGTAACAGCAGCGGCTGGCCATATTCCCGAATCAGTGACCTGCTGGTTATTGTGACGAAAAAGTCATCAGCCGGGATAACAATCAGTTAATGACAGAAACCGCCTTCGGGCGGTTTTTTTATGGAGGAATTATGGCAGTACTTATCTCTGGAGTGCTCAGAGACGGGGCCGGCAAACCGGTTCAGAGCTGCACTATTCAGCTGAGTGCCAGGAAAACCAGCCCGACCGTTGTGGTTGAGGTGACTTCATACTCTATTACAGGAGCGGACGGTCACTACAGCATTGAGGCTGAGCCGGGTTATTACAGTGTGTCACTGTTGCGGGAAGGTTTTCCTCCCTCAGTGGCCGGCGATATTTATGTGGCCCCGACCGATGCGCCGGATACCCTGAATGCGTTTCTCGATGCGCCAAAGGATGCAGACCTGCGTCCGGAGGTGATGAAACGTTTTGAGGAAATGGTAAACCGCGTTGTGGATTTGAGCGGTGCAACAGAGAAGGATCGGAAACTCGCTGAACAGGCCGCACAGTCAGCAGCGCAGAGCAATGATGCGGCAGCATTGTCTGCAATGGCTGCAACAGAGTCACAGCGCCAGGCGGCACTCTCTGCGGATGCTGCTGATGATTCTGCCCGGTCTGCTGCAGATAATGCCCGACAGACAGCGCAGAACGTTCTGGCCAGCAGTGTAGATGCTGACAGTGCGGCAAAGTCGGCACAGACAGCGACGGAACAGACCGGAAAGGCAAAGATCGCCGCTGATGCGGCACAGAAAGCGCAGCAGGAGGCAGGCGCTTCGGCACAGTCTGCAGCGGGGAGTGCCGGAAGTGCATCTGCGTCAGCACAAACAGCGGGTGAGCATGCCGGTAATGCAGCCGCATCTGAAACCTCAGTGCGTGAAAACGTCCTCACGGCTATACAGGCTGCAGAACAGGGGGATAACAGCGCTGCAGCTGCAGCGCTAAGTGAACAGCATGCCAGGGAGTTCTGTGAAAAGGCTGCTAAATCAGAGACTGAGGCAGCAGGCAGTGCACAATCGGCTTCCTTAAGTGAAGCATCAGCATTGCAGGCTGCGAAAACTGCTGAGAATCAACAAAATGCAGCCACTGAGAGTGCCACTCGCGCAGAGCAGGCCAGAGATGAGGCCCTGACGCTGCGCGATGAAGCTCAGGAAGACGCCCTGAATGCCCGGAACAGCGCACAGGCTGCTGCTGCCAGTGAGAAAGAAAGTGGACAGGCAAGGGATGAAGCACAGCTCCTTGCTGAACAGGCAAGGAGTGCAGCCTCAAAAGCCGCCGCTGAGACCATTAAAGAGATACAGGAAAGTGAAGACCTCAGTGGTCCGCCAGGCCCGCAGGGGCCAGAAGGTGCAAAAGGTGAAAAGGGTGATACCGGATTAACGGGGGCAACAGGACCAACTGGCCCTGTGGGTCCGCAGGGACCGGCAGGCGCAAAAGGCGAAAAAGGGGACAAGGGTGATTCCGGGTTAACGGGGGCAACAGGACCAACTGGCCCTGTAGGTCCGCAGGGGCCGGCAGGGGCAAAAGGTGACAAGGGTGATACCGGATTAACGGGACCCACAGGACCAACTGGCCCTGTGGGTCCGCAGGGACTGGCAGGCGCAAAAGGCGAAAAAGGGGACAAGGGAGATATCGGATTAACGGGGGCAACAGGACCAACTGGACCTGTAGGTCCACAGGGGCCGGCGGGTGCAAAAGGTGACAAGGGTGATATCGGGTTAACGGGAGCAACAGGACCAACTGGCCCTGTAGGGCCTCAGGGACCAGCAGGCGTACCAGCAGGTGCTCTTCATGCTGTAGGTACGTTTGCGCTGGCATATATGCCAGCGCCTGGAGGGAGAGGTACTAATCCAGGTACAAGTTATTCGGGGGGAAGTTTAATAGCGTGTGGAATTATCAGCAACAGCGACGCTAAAGCGTCGTTTTGTATTACGGGTAGTAGTGGCAAATATACTTTGCCGGGTACATGGCGTTCGTGTGGAATTGCATCGAGTTCTTCTGAAGGTCTGGCTGGGACTAATTTGGGTTACTATGCAGGCATTTTTCAGCGAATCTCATAAAAGGAGATTGTATGAACATTGAGGTCATTCAGGCTCCTGAGTGGGCGAATAAAGAACATACAGCGATTAATTGTAGTGTTAAATTTGCAGAGTTTGATGAGTTCCTGCCGTTCACTGCATGCCCGAATGATTTTGAGGAGCATGGGCGCCGTATCTACAGCGAGCTTGAATCAGGAAAGTATGGACCTGTCGCCCCTTTTATTGTGACTGACAAGATGGTGGAGGATTTACGAAATCAGAAACTGGCTGAAATCAGCAACTGGCGGGATGTTCAGGAAAACGCCAACATTATTTTTGAACTGGACAATCGCCGGTGGGATGGAGGCAAAGTATCGCAGGAGCGTCTTGCACCCGTGGTTATGGCTGGTAGAACAGGAAAGTTACCTGAGGGATTTTTCTGGACCGATGCGGATAACCACGACGTTCCCGTAAATTTTGCGTTCCTGCAACAACTGGAGGCAGCGATGATGCAGGCAATGGTAGTGCACGGCTTCAGTATTCACGAACGGCAGAGGCAGATGAAATCGGAGGTAGCGTTACTTACAGATGTTAATGCCATTGCTGAATATCCAGTTGGCTGGAGTGAGAGGAAGTAA